TTGCCTAAAGATTTAACTTTAAAATTACCGATACATAATTCTTTTAATCTAGCTTTTGCAGCTAGGCCTAGTTTTTTTTCTGCAAGATCTCTTGTGCGGCTTTCTGGAGTATCAATGCCGTGAAGTCTGACACGTTGTTTATGTAGCTTCACATCAAAACCAAGATCAAGACAGCAATCAAATGTGTCTCCATCTACAATTCGTTCTAATGTAGCGTTATAAACAAACGCATCAGGTGATTTAGCCATTATGACTCTTTAGATTTTTTTACCCTTTTGGTAGTCCAAGCCTCGTCTACATCTGGTGTAGATTTATCGTCAGCCACATAATGTCCTTTTTTATTTCTAGCTCTTACTTTTACTTTTTCAGTGCCAGTAACTTTACTCCACATTTTTTCTAACCAACTCATCCTTTATCCTTTGCTTTTAACACGTTTAACGCACACCAATCAATTACTTTGTATAAGTAACTAAACCAATGATCGTCTCGTGGAGTGGGCGTAATTGCGGCTATAACAGAAGCTATAGATATAATTGCAGTTACCCACATTAATATATTAAGTATTGTCATCTTGATCCTCCTCTGGATTATTTAAGACTTCATCTGCTTTTTCTTTTGCAGACTCTATAAATGCGTTTTGAAACACACTTAAACTGGCATTAACTTGGTCAAGTTCAAACTGTATGCGTTTTTGTTTATTGGTTAAATCTAGTATTTGACTATGAAAATATTTTTGTTCGCTTGTAAGCTCACTTACTTTGACTTCTTTATCATCAATCATTACTACTGGTTCTTGCGTAGCCATAATTAACTATTAGATGAGATGTATGCTTTACCAGTAGCAATAGCTGCAACATGAGTAGTTTTTTTACTATCTGCTGCACCTTTTACATCTGGAGTATCATCATCACTGTCAACAGGTGCATATTCTAAAATAATTTCTAAATGGTCTACATTTCTTTGTACCATTTCGTTTATTTCAGATTGTGTCATGCCTTCAACATTCCAACTTCCAGCTTTAACCCCATCTATGAGATTTACGCTATCTGTTCCTGCTGTCAGAACTTCTGTTACTGTTTGTGTCATATTATTCTCCTTTTATTTAGCTTTCTAATGCTTCTATTCTAGCAGTCAAAGCATCTATTTTAGCATCTGCTTCTTGCAAAGCCTTAACTAGAATTGGTATAAGTGCTGCTTCTGCAAGTTCTTGTTGACCTGATTCTCTTACTGACCACATTTTAAAACCATCTTTTATTTCAGGGTGATTATCTATAGCTGTTTTAACTTCTTGTGCTATAAAACCATGTTCTGTTGTAGAAAATTTAAAGACTTCTGTTGAATCTTTTTCATAACCTTTAAATGTTTCAGGTAAATCACCTTTATTTTTATATTTAAAAGTTCTTGGTTTTAAGTCATTAATAAAAGATAAACCTGCTGTAGAGTCTGTAATATCTTTTTTGACTCTTTCATCAGAAACAGTTGCCCACGCTGTACTACCATGATTTGTTCTAATATCGCTACTACCACTTCCAAGAGTTGTTGAACTAGCAGTACCAGTAACATCATATCCAATAACAATAGCGTGAGAAGTATCTGTAGCATCTGTATCTGAAAAAGCACCTAAAATTGTATTTCCAACACCTGTTTGAAGTGAAGTATTATGAGTACCAGCTTGATAGCCTATCGCTACATTTTCTGCACCTGTAGTATTAGCATCTAAAGCTTCAACACCAACAGCTACATTTGAAGCACCTGTGGTGTTTGCTCTTAAAGAATCAACGCCTAAAGCAGTATTATTACTGCCAGTTGTATTAAGTCTTAGTGAATCATGCCCAACTGCTACAAGATTAGCTCCCGTAGTGTTTGTAAGTAATGCATTTTGCCCTAAAGCTGTATTTTGGTCAGCTGTAGTATTATTAGCTAAAGCATTTTCACCCATAGCTACATTGTTTGTACCTGTTGTATTGTCAGTTAAAGAGTCTTTACCAACTGCTGTATTACTAGCACCAGTTGTATTAGCATCTAAAGCATTAAAACCAACTGCTGTGTTGTTGTCGGCTGTGGTGTTTGCATTAAGTGCTTGTGAACCTAAACCTGTATTATTTTGACCTGTTGTTGTTTGTTCTAACGCAGTAAAACCCACTGCTGTGTTATGGTTAGCATCATCATTATTTTGTGAATCTAAAGCAAAATAACCTAAAGCTGTTGATCTACTTCCTGTATCTTCTGCTGTAAGAGCATTATATCCAACAGCTACATTAAAATCACCAGTAGTTATTGCAGCACCAGCATTAGAGCCTATGGCAACATTTCTAGTTCCGCCACTTTCTATTGCAGCACCAGCACCATCACCTAATCTTACATTGTTACTTCCAGGTGTGCTTGTAGTAATAATACCTGCTACATCTACAGCTCCGTCAATATCTACAACATCAAGGTTGGTAGTACCATCTACGTCTAAATCTCCGTTAAAGTCTGCATTACCTGCTAATGTAAGTGTTGAAGCCATATCTACAGCACCATCTATATCAACTGCATCTAAGTTAGTAGTTCCATCTACGTCTATATCGCCTGAAATATCTAAGGCTGTACCAATTAAAGTTTGTGAAAAAGTTACTTGCCCGTTTGCAGCAATAGTCATAGCATCTACATCTGAAGCAGAACCTATTGTCTTACCATCGCCTATAATTAAATCGTCTGTAAGAGTAACAATTCCTGTAACTCCTAAAGTACCGCCTATAGTAGCGTTGCCACTAGCACTTAAAACGTCTATTGTTGTAGTACCAGCTAAGTTTAAATCAGTAAAGGCATCAACCATAGCTGCACCAGAACCAGCACCATCAGAGTAAACTGCTTTTACATCACCAGCAGGTATGGTTACATTAGCACCACTTCCTTGAGAAATAATTATATTTTGTGAACCTGATGTTCCGTTTTCTATAAACCAAAGTTTAGATACGGTATTTGGACCAATAGTAATTGTACAAGCTGAATCAAGAGTACCTGTGTATTTTAAATAGATAGAACGACCAGGATCAGTAGATCCATCAGCTATCGTGGTTGTATGAGTATCAGCGTTAGTAGTTATCGCTTCTGTTCCAAAGCTGAAAGCCTCAGCAATAAGTTCTAAGTTTGTGTTCGTAGATGTGCCCCAGGTTCCTGATTCGTCACCTGTAGCTATTTCTTTTAACCTTAAATCATTTACATAAGTTGCCATTTTTTATGCTACCTCTTCCCAATTTGGGGTTTGTGTTTCATTAATTTCAGCAAAGGATGAACTTTGGTTAGTATTTATATTAGCATAATTTTTCGTTTGTGTATCATCTATTAGCCCCCAAACTAATACACTACCTACAGATCCAACCGCCTCAACGCCTGTGGGTAAAACATTTGCCTTTGAAATTATAACAGGACTACCAACAGATCCTGTAGCAGATTGACCCGTAATCTGTATTGTCATGCCCAAGGCAATAGATATGGTGCCTAATCCACTTGTACCAGCTAATCCTGATGGGCTTACATTTGCTTTGGCTATTAAAGTGACAGTACCTATAGATCCAGTAGCTGATACACCAGATATGCTTACGTTTGCTTTTGCTATTGTATTAGCTGTTCCCAGAGCACTTGTGCCTGATAACCCAGACAAAGTAACTACAGCGTTATGATGGACTGTTACAGAACCGACAGCCCCTGTAGCACTTAATCCTGCTACTGAAACATTTGCCTCTCCATCTACATCTACTGTAACCCCACCTACCGTTGCTACTGCTGTGGGTAGAACCGCTACCGCATCCCCATTAACCCCAACGCCAGATACGGCTCCTGTAACTGATTGTCCTGATGGTGTTATATTAGCTTTCGCTACAACAGATACAGTGCCCAAAGCACTTGTAGCAGCTAATCCAGATAAAGTAACTGGTATAGGTTGGCCCCAAGTACCTTCACCCCAGGTACCTCGACCCCAACCAGTTATGTTAGCCATAAGGCTAAGCTATTCTTATAATAGCTGTACTTGCTGCTGCGGCTGGAAAAACAATAGTAAAATCGCCTGCTGTTGATGTTTTATCACCACCAAAGTCAATTGTAGCTACGGATGCATTACTATCAGATGAATTGTAAATCATACAACCTCTAGCTGTTATTGTAGCTGTACCAAAAGTTAAATCAGCAAAATCAGTAAATCCTGTAGTGCCGCTTGATGTAGGATCTACTCTAGTTAAATTACTACCGCCAGATGTATAGTTAGTACCACTTGCTTGTCCTGTTGTAGTAAAAGCTGTAGTGGTTGCACCTAAAGTAGCAGAGCTTGTATATAAAGCTAATTTGAAAGTATCTCCGCCTGAGTTTTTGAAGTTATGCACAGCTTCAAGTAGTTCTTTTTTAAAGCTAGTGGTTAATGTTGATGTAATAGCCATATTAAATCCTTTTTATAATATCTGCTAACTCTGCATCTCCTTGTTTAATGAAATCTTGTATCAGAGTAGCTTTATAGGATTTTAACGCATTTTTTATATAAATCAAACAAACCTTGTAAATCAAATCTTTATATGCTTTAGCTTGCTCCTGTATGTAAGGATCTTCGCTATCGCTACCGCTTACTATTTTTTCTGTCAATCTTTCTGCCCAAAACTCTGGAGGATGACCGCCGTGATTAGAAGTTTTTGCCTCTATTAAGCCTAAACTAGGCATACCTGCTGGTGTTATTTGATCTACCATTTTTTAGGTTCAATAGGTTTTAAATGTGAATCATGCCTATCTATAAGTACAGGCTCTTGTGTTTTTTTAACAATATCTAAGTTATCAATTCTTTCTAATTTAATACCATCTTCTCCAACCAAAATTATGTAAGGATTTTTTAGCCTATGGTATCCATATAGCTTTTGTTCTGCTGGCACGTCTGTATCTAATAAACCAGAGCTATGTGCAACTTCTACTTGCATACCTGCTGATATGCATTTACTCAACCAAAATTCAACACATCCTCTACCTGCTTCTGCAAAATGTAAATTACCTTTATAACTAAAATCTATACCAAACATTTTAAGATTAGCTACTTCGTTCCAATAGGCAAAAGCTACTGCGTATGCAACTGTGTTATTTAGATAGTGACAATTTGAATATTGCACAACCTCCTCTAATGGGTATTCTACAAGACCTGGACATCTTTCATCTAATTCACATGTATATATTGGGCCTTCATGTTCTTGCAACATATCTGCCATACTTTTAGTTTGTCCTCCTGCATCATCTGTATCTAAAAATCTGGATGCAGGATCCATCATAAATACTCTATCGTGATAAATGACGGAAGCTACGCCATTTATAGCCCATACTTCATCAAAGTGTACGCCGTGTGATTTTGCTAGATTATAATCAAACCAGCTTTTTCCCATACCAACTATAGCAACTGATTTGCCCTTCAGACTTTCTATTTGTTTCATGACTTTTTACGTTACCGATGACCTCAAAGAATCATAACGGTATTCATCTCTCCTTCCGCGAGCTTCTGCAAGGTTTTTTAACCTCGATATTTCATTTGCAAAGCGTTGCTCGTATTGCTGTGTCAAATCATTTTCACCTTTCATAAATATATATGCTTCAGCTAAACTACCGTAAAGTAAAGCATTTCTTGCATTATTAGAAAGCCAGGTACCTGTAGTATCTGTTACTAAAGAGTTTGGCTTAAATAAATAATGTAATTCAACATTATAGTCTGCATCTGGAACAGGGCTTACGATTAACGTAGAGCCGTTGTCAGAGGCAGTTGATAAATCTTTATCAAAATCTGCATAATATAAAGGTCTACTTCTAGCAGAAGCATCTGTTGGATCTACAGAGTATTCACGCATAAAAGTCACGTGTTTTTTATCTAAATAGTGATAATCTCCACTGCTATCTATAATTGCTAGTGAAAAACTTAATTGATAATCAGTAGGCGCAGTTAAGTATGTGTTTCCAGTAGTTAGAGTTCCTGTAACATTTTTTCTAAAATAATCAAATTGTATTAATTCAAATATTCTTTCCTCTGCATTTTTTATGAAGTCATCTAATGTATTTACAAAAGTGGTTTCTGTATTTTCAGTATAATTTTGTATTAAAGTTTTTAACTCTGCTAAAGTCATGATGTAACTATTGTAACCTCGCCAACGCCACCTGTCATCTTATCAACCGTAAAGTTAGTTGGAAGTGTTGCAGGGTTTAAAAAATCTGGTTTAAATATGTTTGAACTAACTACGACTACAAAACCCTCTCCTTCTTCTTGATCGTTATTGGGTCTTGGCTTATATAAAGCCTCTGGATCAGCTGTAGCAGTTAAAGGCTCTAGTTGTGGGTGTTTAGGCTCATAACAATCTGGACATACTTTTAGACCATTCCATTCTTCTTTTAAATCATTCAATTTGTATTCAAAAGCACATCTATCACACAAAGCTTTTGCAAATTTGCCAGATGCGTAAGCCATCAATTCATCCTTATGTCTGGTCTAACTCTATAAGAAGCTCTATCTTCATCTTGAGACATAGCTCTATCAAATTCTTCTTCGTATAAAGCTTTTAACTGTGATGTTCTTTCTGGAGCTCTTTTTAATGATATGTAATAAGCTAATCCAGCTGCAAAGCAAGGATAAAATCTAAATGGCATATCCATAGTATTTGTTGGCTTATCTGCATCATCCATTCTAACTATCTTATTAAACACTAAAATATCTGTAGAGTTTTCAGGAGCAGGCCATATTTTTAATGTAGGAGTAGATAACTTATCAAGAAAAAATTGAGATGGCCTAGCTTTAGTTGTTTTATTTGGTATGTTTATATATTCTGACCTACTAATACGATTTACACTTATATCAGTTTGTGTTTGATTAATTGTTCTACGTAGAACAACATCTAAAATATCAATAACATTAGAGTTTAGTGAGTAATCTGTCGTACCTTCTGTAACTGTTTGTGTGGCTTGTTCTATAGTCCACTGATTTAAACCTCTATTAGCCCACTCAGCTAACATAAGGTTTATAGATCTACGTGCAGTTTTTAAATCATATCCTGTTCTTAACTCTAAGCCACATCTTTCAAAAGCCTCTTCAACAAACTCAGCTACATTTGGTTCAAAATCTGTACTACTGGAAGTAGCCATTATTTTTTCTTTTTAGTTTTTTTTAAGGATTTTTCTATTTGCTTTGCTTGTTTTGCGTGTAACTTAGAAGCTCCCTTAAGTTCTTTAATTAATTTTCTTTTTGCTGCTACGCTTAGTTCTGCCATAATTATTCCTCATATAAATTATCAAAAGTTATGGATGGATCAAGATAACTTTCATGTCCTTCAGCTGAGTGTTTCCACTGCGAAGGTTTAAACTGTGGAGGTCCTTCACCTGTTACCCACAAAGCAGGGCTAGTAGCTCTTACTCTGTTATTAGGCAAAGCAACTAAATTACCTTTCCATTCACAATCTTCAGTTATATATAATACATGACTTTGTTTATGTTGTGCAGGGTCATCTGCAATATCAGTATTTGTGTAATCTACGGTAAATAAATATTTTGCTTGATAAAAACCACCATCAATTTTTGCAATCCAGGGCGAAGAACTAACTCTATCCATTACAACAACACTATGATCTCTAGCTTCACAATCCCAAGGCTGTGCTAGGTGGTCCTCCATAGGCCTAGGGAAATCGTCCATAGGTATATCCGCAACTAAACCTTGGATAGGCATACGAGCCCACATAGCACCACCGTGGATATTTCCTTCTTCCCAATCTTCACAATTTGTTTCCTCTCCAGTAAAAACTACTTGGAAACTTAAAGACCTATCGGGTATTGTATTAACTGCTATTGCCAAAGCATGTAGATACTCGTCTTGGTAATCTTCATGATTGTGCGTAAACTCTCTCCTTACCCAACATTTAAAATGTGGGATATTACTTATTAAATAAGACACTTTAGAACTTGTTTCTTCTTCTATTAGCGTTGCCTGCAATCATGACTGATCCACCCTTAGACATTTTCATCATACTTCCGCCTTTAGACTTTTTCATTAAAGACCCGCCTTTAGATTTCTTCATCATGCTTCCGCCTTTTGACTTCTTCATTAATGAACCACCTTTAGACTTTTTCATAAGTGAACCGCCTTTGGATTTTTTCATCATCATGCCGCCTTTAGACTTTTTCATCATACTACCGTATTTAGAATTTTTTTTGCCTGGCATAATAGTACTCCTTACTTTTTACTTGGTTTCTTTTTTGTAGTTTTTTTTGCAGGAGCTTTCTTTTTTGGTTTCATATTTATGTAAATACGATCTTCTTTTACTGGCTCGTCTGGTCTAACTTTTGCATCCAATCTTGCTTGCATTTTTGGATCAACTTTTGATTTTG